GCCACCACCACCGCCCCAGCCACCACCACCGCCCCAGCCACCACCACCGCCATCCTCAACAACAACGTTATCAGCAGCTGGGGGTCCGGTCCATTCTTTCCACTCAGGCGAGCCTGTGAAATCTGCAGGTGGCGCATACCAGGAAGGCAAAGTGTCCCAAGGGTAATCCTTAGCGAAGTTGAGCATTTGGTTAGGCACGGCATAAGTGCGCCCATTCAAAACAATACGGTCAAAGTAATCCTGGGGGGAGTTCTTCTGTCTTTTAGCCATAGCCCAATCTAAATCGGCTTGATATGGGTTGACATTAGGCGCTGTTGTCGCTACATAAGCGCCGTGGTCGTATGGGTCACCAGTAATAGGTGTTTCATAGGGGTCGAAGGTAGGCATGCTGAGCGCTGTACCTCTCATCAGATTGATAAACGACTGCACCGCTGGGTTGACTTTGGCAACTCTATTGACCACAGGGGCTGGCGGCACTGTAGCTGGTTTCGTCACTGGTGGCAAGTTCAATTGTTTTCTGTTAGAGCCACCATTTATTTCATAGACTGGTTGGTCATACGGATTATACGAATTAGGCTGCCAGCCTGTGTTGTACTTATCCCAAACAGGTTGAGGTGGCGCAGGTTGCTTGTTTTGGATTACAGGGGTCTGGAAAAACCAGTTATTGATTGGCGTTTTCTTCTTAGGCGGCTTGATAGTGAAGGTGGTGTTGTAGCCGCCACCTGTGCCGGTATCTGTTTGCTTGACGTTATAGTTGAGTGGCATATCATACTCCTATCTCGTTCTCTAATTGAGACAATTCCTCTTGATTGACTTCTGGCATGCCTTTCATCTGCTGTGCGAGCATTCTGCTAATTGCTCTATCCGCAGGCGCAGCCCAAGCTGTTTCAAACTCCGTCTGTATTTCTATAAACGAAGCTTTTGCTTTAATAAAAGCATCTATCGCATCTCTGATTGTTATCACATTTCACCTTCCTGAATACCTTGCGGTTCACCATTGGCTGAAGTTGGCTTCATGTTAGGTCGGCTGGCAGGGATAGCGCCCTTGCCTACTACTGGTGGCATTCCACCCATCGCTGGGTCAAACTGAATGTCTTGTGGCATACCACCTGGGGGCATACCTGGGGGCATTGCGCCCTGTGGCATACCTTGTGGCATAGGTGGCTGTTGCATCATTTGTTGTTGCTGTGCCATCTGTTGAGCCATCTGCTGTTGTATCTGCAGCTCTATCTCTTGTCGCATAGCGCCAGTGAAATATTCTTCAATACGCATATCAGCAAAGCGCTCTTCAACAATCTTCTTAGTCATATCATCAGACTGCCCGATACCGAGAATGTTCTCTCTAATCCATTCGTCAGAAACAAAGCTGTTCTGTTTCATAATCGCAGCCACGTTAGCCATCTGCAATTTATCCTGTGGCAAGTCGGCTTCCAGCTTCACGTCAATAATAAGGTCGTCAGGTATCTCAGCTGTCTTTATTTGTTCAAGTCCGTGCTCTGAAAGGTAAGTGCGTTTGGTCGGATTGTCTTTCATTAGAGCAAACATTGTTTCAAACGCCTGCCCAATGCCAGCACCTCCGCAGCGCTGTGGCGCAATCAATGGCAAGCGCCCAGACTGCGATAACAGGGCAATGGTAGAAAAGGCGGCATTGCCAGGGTCTCCTCCACCAAGCGCCTGCTTATACATAGTGGACTCTTCTATCTGCTGGTCGAGCATCTGCTTACTGAACATAATGTCCTGGTTGATTACTTCACGTTTCATAGGACCGAACTTGTCGCCAGGGTTCAGATGTAATACACCGCCTGCCACAGAAAAGTCAGGGACTATCTCGCTGTCCTGCTCGCCCTTCTCGTGCACAAAAGCGGGCTGCATAGCGTAGGCAAACAGGTTGGTGAAGTTGAGCGTGTTGATTAGGTTCAACCGCTCCCACATCTCGGACTTCTGAACACCATACAGGAAAGACTGTGATTTCAGCTCAGGGTCTTTTTCAAACGCTACACCCTCAGCAGACTGCACTACAATCGGAATAATCGGCAATCCGTGCTCTCCATTGTTATCTGCACCTATAAACGGTATGTCCTCAGCGTCAATCCAGGTGAAGTGGTGCTCTAAACTCCAATACTCTTTGTAGGTGACAACCTCTGTGGCTTTCTTAGTAGCGTAGCTTTCACGGTCTCCAAACATAGAGCGGATATTGCCATATGTCGTTTCAGTCTGCCGGTAGTAAGCGGTCAAGCCATAAGCATCAAACTGAGCGCTGCCAGTCTTTGGGTCTATAGGGGTAAAGAGAAATGGCGTGTACTTAGCAATACGCTCATACCTTGCCAGGGTAGCTTTATTGGTCATCCCATTGCGGTAGTGCTCCAGAAGATCAGTCGTGTCGGTAACAGCCAGGTGAAATTGACCATAGCGCAAGAGAGCGTTAGTCAAGTCATAATGCACAGGTTTTTGTAGAAGTCTGCCAGAGTGATACCAGACGGCTTTACAAATCTTCTCGATGTTCTCAGCCATAGCTATAGACTGGGCGCTGTTCTTATCGTGGGGCACGTTTATCTGTGGGTCAGTAGAGGTTAGGATTCTAACAGCTCCCATAAACTGGTTGCGGACCGAAGGTGAGATAGTGACCTTGACGTTCTGAACGTCAGGTTGCCCGCTCCATTTCATATTTATCATCTCATCAATCTTCTTATGGATAGCCCTTGCAGATGAGTGAGTCGCATACAACTCCTCGCCGTGGTCTTTAGCGTTTTTGAAAGCGTCTATGTTGATAGCCATTATACCCTCGTCAGTTTAGCAAACGGTGAAGTTGTTTGCGTTATTGGTGTTTTCCTCTTGTAATCGCCCACAGAAGTAAGCAAATACTTAAGAGCATCGTAAGCATGGTCTTCCGCTCTGGTGTCTACATCCTCTGGATTGTTCTTATCATAAACCAGGTGAGACAATTGTTTAATAATATTAGTGCAATTCTCAAAAAACACAATACCTGGCATCCCATCTTCCATCGGTTGTAACAAGCGGTCAACCTGCCTTTTCCCTTGAATACGCTCGTTGTTCCCTTTCCTGAGAAACAAACCATTCTCTGCGTATATTTTACTACTTGATGTGACTTCACGCTGAGTCTTTCTAACCCACATAGCAGGGTCGGCATACTTCACAGCTCTGCGTTCCTCTGGGTCTGAATAGTCCAGAATCAAACGAGCCTGCTGCTGGTCTGTGAGTTCAGTCTTATAAATCTCTTTATAGATATAAATACGCCCATTATCGGGGTTGCGTGCGCCAAACAAACAGCAAAATGGTGCTGCGTACCCGCTATCTATGCCTATAATGCGTGACCAATGCTCTGGAATGTAGAAAGGCTCGATAACGTGGGTCTCTTTCTTGAAAGATTTGAAGGCAAGCCCCTTAAACAAGTTCCATTCGCCGTCTACCCACGCTTTTTTGAGGTCTGGTGGCAAAGAATTGAGCATTTGGTAGTAATTCTCGTCTAAATAGGGGTTATCCCCTGGTTTTGAAGGCACAAAATGGAATTGATTAGCCATATTCTGCATTTCTGGCGGATATTCCTTCTCAATGAAGTAGTTATATACCCATTCGTTGCCAATACCGTCAGGGTTAGAGCCTGCAAAGAAGGGAGTGTGTTTGATGCCCGCCCATCTGAGCGAGCCGAGCAGGGTATTGAATACGTCTATCTGATTTTCAGTCAGCTCATCCACAAATATAGCAGCAAACTCAGCGCTTTTATACTTAGAAGTGTCATCCAGGTTCTTCAAAGTGATAGCGCCACCACCAAACTTGTTATCTATGTAGAAAGCGAGACCGTGTTCTCTGCTTTCTTTGAGCGTGCCGAGCCAATCTGGGAACTCTGCGCCTATCTTTGCTATCTGGCGTTCTTGTAAATCAGTGTAAGTGCGAGAAAACAGCCCTGTCGTGACGTTTCTTATCCCCTTTGAAGCCCAATATAAATGCAAAGAGGCAAGTGACCACCTGCCCCATCTTGATTTACCACCACCACGAGCGCCGCCATATAACAAAAACTTATATTTATGGATAGCTTTGTAGGCTTCTAACTGCTTTGGCGTGAAGCCTACAATTTCATTCCACTGGACCAGCTCATTCTTCATCTGGCTCAAAGT